GAAATTGATTTGATTTCTACAAATAATGGCGAAACTTTTAACAAACAATTGCTAAGTTTTAGTAAAAAGTATCAAGTTTCTAAAGAAAAAAATGCAAAACGAATATCTGAATGGCGTGATAATCAGGCAGTTAGCGAAAATGTAACACGTTCAGAACAAGATCGTAATGACGATAAAGTAAAAGAAAATAAAGTAAATAAAATAAAAGAAAGTAAAGAGAGTAAAGATTTTATTTATTCTCTAGATAATTTTAGGAACGAGTTATTTAAAAAATGGGTAAAGTATAAAAAAGAAAAAAAATCAAGTTATACTCAGTCGGGTATTAATCAATTATTATTAGATTGGCAAGATAAAAGCAATGAAGAACTAGAAAAAGCAATTAATAACTCAATATCTAATAATTACCAGGGATTATTTGAATCTAAACAACAATTTAATAATGGAAATACAAACAATGAATCAAAGCTTGGTACAAGTGCAGCAAGAATGGAGGCACTTAGGAAGTGGTAATGCAATTGCAATACAACAAGCACAGATAGGCCACACTTTACGCGTAACAGACGAAAATACTATAAAGCAAGCATTACGATATTCAATGCTTTTGGTTGGCTTACGAGGAAACAATTTACCAACAGAAGAAGAAAAGTTTGTATTGACTAATTTTGTTAGATCTAATTTTGGCAATCAAACACAAGAAGAAATTAAGATTGCATTTGAAATGGCAGTAGCAGGTAAATTACAAGTAGATGCTAAATGCTATGAAAACTTTTCATGTGAATACTTTGGAAGAATAATGAATGCTTATTTAGAATTTGCAAGAGAAGAAATAAAAAACTTACCTAAGCCAATTAAACAAGTGAAAGAAAAGCCAAGTGATGAAGAATTAAAAAAGCAAGCGATTGATACGGCAAATGAATATGCAAATCAGATAAGATATTGCGAGAAGTATGATAAAAAATTTACGTTTATTGCTGGAGGCTTATCCATCCTATTCGATTACCTGGAGCAATTTAAGATTCCGACTATATCTAAAGAAGAACGAATTGAACTTTGGAATAAATATTCTACCATTCAGGATATTGAAGAAAGGAAAATTTACTGCAAAACTCAAGGGTATATTAAATTTGTCAATAGTTTAGTTACATTTGATTGTCATATTGATAATGATGGAACTATTAAACCAAACGAAAAATGAATATTTTAAAAAAAGCAAATCAAATTATATTTGAAAGAGAGGAAGAAAAGCAAAGAGAATATGGTCCTTTTGGTGAATCAATGGAAAATGCAGCAAAAGTAGCATCTATTTTATGCAATAAAGAAATTAATACGGAAGACTTTTATAAATGCATGATTGCATTAAAAATAAGCAGAATGGCTTATAATACAAAAAAAGATACAATGCTTGATTGTGTAGGTTATATAGCGGCTTTAGATGATTTTAAAAATGGCGGATATGAAAAATAAATTTGAAATTCATTATAAAAAGCTATTAAAAAAATGTTTAATTAATGGCACCGAAAGAAAAGACCGTACGGGAGTAGGTTGTTATTCAATTTTTAATTTGTCAATTAAATTTAAAATTTCTAAAAGATTTCCATTAATTACAGGTAGAAAAATGTTTAGTAAAACTTTTAACACAGAATTTAATTGGTTTATAAATGGTGAAACAAATATTGAAAGGTTTAAATTAAATAACGTTAAGATATGGGATAATTGGGCAAATGAAAATGGAGATTTAGGCCCAGTATATGGATATCAAATGCTAAATTATAACGGTGAAAATATAAATCAATTAAATCAAGTCATTGAGTCAATTAAAAATAGCCCAGACAGCAGAAGACATATTATTTCATTATGGAATCCTATACAATTAAAAGAAATGGCATTACCTCCTTGTTATTTATACTTTCAATTTTTTGTGGATAAAAATAAACTTAATATGTTTGTATTGCAAAGAAGCGGGGACATGTTTTTAGGGATACCTTATGACGCAGCATTATTTTCAATGATTTTATTATATGTTTCAAATAAATGCAATCTAAAGGCTAATAAAATTGAATTTAATATAATAGATGCTCATGTTTATAAAAATCAAGTAGAATCAATAAATGAATATTTATTACAGCCAATTTATGAATTACCTAAGTATAATTTTACAAATAATAATATTGAATTAATTAATTATAAACACGGAAAAATAATCACATCACAAATAGCAATTTAATTATGAAACTTACAAATGAATTTGACAGTATTAGAACTTGGGCAAATAACAAAGGTATTTATACTAATGGGGATCCTAAAACTCAGTATATTAAATTATTAGAAGAGGTTGGGGAATTAGCCAAATCAATTTTAGTAAATGACGATGTAGAATTTGTAGATGCAATAGGGGATTGCATTGTTGTTTTAACAAATCTTGCAGCTTTAAAGGGCTATACTGTAGAAGAATGCATTAATTCGTCATACGAAGTAATTAAAAATCGTATTGGCAAAATGGAAAATGGAACTTTTGTAAAAAATAAATCATGAAAAGAAAATTAATATATTTGACATGCATAGGTTTAATTTGTTATGCTTATTATTATTCGTTAAAAAATTATTGTGCGCTAGAAAAAAAACATATAGCATTTAAAGAGTTTGGTATAATTGTTTTTGAAGATATTTACGCTGATACAATTGATTTAAGTTTATACACAAGTCAGGGTAGGTTAAAGTATAACGTTAAACATAATTAACAAAAAGCATACAATTTGTAAAATGAGAAACGAAAACGAGCATAAACTCCAGGTCGCCATTTGCAAATGGTTAGATTGGACTCAAGACTTTTACTTCTATGCTATTCCAAATGGAGGAGTAAGGCATAGGCTAGTGGCTATTAAGTTAAAGATGGAAGGAGTTAAGTCTGGAGTAGCTGATATGTTTTGGATGGTTTCAAATAAGAAATGGAACGGTTTATTTGTTGAAGTTAAAATTGAAAAAGGAAGCCAACAACCAAATCAAAAAGGATTTGAACAGATTGCAATATCTCACGGGTATTATTACGCAGTTGTTAGGTCAATTGAAGATTGCGAGAGTTTGATTAAGAGATTTAAAGCAGACGAAATTTGAAACATAATCATTTAAGTGCAGTTAAATGGATTAAAATTAGACTACAACGGCCAACAATCCAAGTAGTTATTGATTGTGCGACTTATCATGATTTAAATTATAGTTTAGAAATTAACCTTAATAGGATCGAAAATGAAAACGGTTCATCATACCCTGCTTATAGGCAAACAAAAAAAATTAAAGATTTTATTGAATTATATAAATTATAATGCTAAATTTAGGCATGGAAAAGATTAGTTATCAAGCAGTTATAAAAGAAGAGGTTAATCATCCTGACCATTATCAAAGTAATGGCATTGAAGTAATTGATATAATTGATTCGTTTGGCCTTAACTTTAATCTAGGCAATTCAATTAAGTACATATTAAGAGCAGACAAAAAAGGATTTAAAAAGAAAGATTTGAGTAAGGCGGTTTGGTATTTAAATCGAGAGCTCGAAAAGTGGAAAGGTTAATTTGGGAAGCCATTGCGGTTGGAATAATCGAAGTGGCTTTTATCGTTTATTTTATTTTTGAGATAATCAGAAAATCAAAAGAATGACCAGGTCAAAAATCATTGAAGAGCTTTATAATTCAAAGGAGATTAAGCAAGCCTTAATGAAAATGCACCCAGCAAATTTAAGGGAAGAGCTAAAGCAAGAAATGTTTCTTAATTTATGTGCTATTACAGAAGATAAATTTTGGGCAATATATAATAACAACGGGTTTGATGGCTTAAAGTATTGGTTAGTAAGAACAATGTTAAATTTAATTTATTCTACACGAATGAACCAACCTTTTTATAGGCATTTTAGAGCAAAATTTGAAAGCCTTGATAGCATGGAATCAATTGAATATATTGAAGATGAATCAAAAGAATTTAAAGAAAACTTATTTAATCAAGTAGAAGCTGCAAGAAAAAAACTATCATGGTATGAAGATAAATTGCTTGACACTTATGTTGAGTTTAATTTTAATCAAACTCAAATTTCAAAGAAAACGGGTATTCCATATATGTCGGTGGTTAAAACGATTTCAAACATTAAAAAGAAAATAAGAGATGAAGCCTGACGAGAAAGCAAATAGTATTCTTTTAAATTCTTTGTACTTTTGTAGAAACAAGGTATTTGCTAAAGAACTTGGATTGTATATTTGTGAATTAGTATTACAACAAAAACTAAAAGCAGATGACCAGGCATACTGGAGTTTAGTTAAGGATGAAATTTACCAAACAAACAAATGATTACTATAATCGCAGCCGTTTCTTTTGCAGTCTTTTTTACGATGACTAATTTGTATCAGTCATTTGGACTAAACTTTAAACCGTTTAGTTGTACTCCTTGTTTAAGTACCTGGAGTGCTATCGTTTTAATTGTCGTACCTATGCAGTTTCAAGAATGGATTGCAATCGTGTTTAGTTCGGGAGTTTTAGGAGCAGTAATTTTTAGATTAATAAACAAACTATGAACGAGCAAGAGATAGCATTTATAGAAGCCAATATTATAAACTTTGAGGCAGTTGCTTTGGGGTTTACTAAAAACATTGACCGAGAAGTACTTGAAGAATATGCGATCTTATATCGTAAATATGTAAATAAAGATTTTAACTTCAATTCATGGTGTGGCTCTTGTGTATTTGATATGCTCAAAAGATTATCCGCACATTACGAAGGTATTAAATACATTGCAAAACTCAACCAACCAAAACCAAACGATGTCCAAACTAAGAATCTGCGCAGTCGGAAGTAGACATTCAGGAGTCACTTACCATCGATTAGCATTGACATTA